TTGCACATCAACATCCACTCGGGCCAAATCGACTCCTGAGTGGAACGCATTCACTTGATCTTCACAATCCCTGGTTATTATTGAGTTCATATCTTCATATGAACTAGACCAATGGAATCGGATTCCTGCTTTTGCACAGAGTATATTTAACTCTGTTCTCGTCGTCTCATAGTATTTGGATCCTCGCCAAAACGCAAAGCGCATCGCGGTTCCAAAATTCGTTCTCATTTGTTCGTCGAAAGATAGTGATGTTCCTGTTCTTACCCAATTGAGCATTTGGTGGATTTGTGACTCATTGGGGTAGATGGTATACATTCCATTACGTAACTTAAAGCCATTTTTCAAAAATTGAACTTCTGTTATGTGTTTAGCTGTAATACCTGAGGTTTTGTCCGGTGATGTAATCTCGAAACCTAAGCTTCGATAACCTCTGATTATATCATCTGGTTTTATATATTGTCTTGCAATAGGAGATAAAGCAACTAAAATGTCATCTGCTGCTTTTATGCTCCTGCAATGTTCGATTATAAAGTCGATTGTAGCGTATTTTGGAATTTTTTCGGTGAGTATGTTTTTCATTACAATACCAAATACGATTTCATGCATCTCGCTATTTTCCATAAAAGTTCCGGGGTGACCTGACAAAAGGCCAGATGTTTTCTCATAACATACATCTTCATAGATGACATCTGCATGTATATAATCAACAACCAATCCATATGCCCATTTCTCGTATTTCTTGTCCCATGTCATATTTCTGCTCTTATATGACTCCTTCAGTATATCAATTTTAACTTTTGTTGTTATATTCATGATATGTTGGTTTACTTTTTGCTCCCAAGATTTGACATCAAAATCAATTATGCAGTCCGTATATTTAAGATGTTGTGCCAAGGCATCACAGTGAATCTCACCATTGAAGCCATTGGCAAACGGACAACATCTGCCTTTGTTCCAGACATTTTTAACAAATGTATAGAAGTCTTTGAACAATTTGCAGTAGACAATCAAATGTATCATATTGCCGCAACCAACAGTTCTTGTCTTTGGGTCATCATAGATTTTATTGAAGCCAACTAGTTCTTGCTTCCTGAATTCCAATTTGAAATTCTGCGGAACCGTTTTTGCTTCATAATGTTGCTGATATCTCTCAACTTCCATGAAGACAATATTCTGTATTTGCCAAGTCCCTGTCTTTGTGTCAAAATCAATAAAAGGTCTCTTACCTCTTACATTCTTCCCTTCCATATAGGGCAATCCTGCTATGGTTGTAACATCGATGCTTGTTGACCCTGGCATTTTGAGTCCTGTTATTGCTTGTGTTGTTGAAATAACTTGA